AAGTGGCATCCCTTTTGAGCAAATTAATGTGCCTACGTTTATGCGGCATATTGAAGCTGATAGTTTGCGCGTACCAGTGAGGTTAACTGAAGGACAAGCCAGCGGAGATATAGTTAAATTGTCTAATGAACAAAATAGGCGTGGTAAAGACACTGATTATGCAGCTAGGTTTAATGAACAAAACCGCCAAATGACAGAAAACATTAACGAAATTCGCCAAGCTGCTGCACCTGATGCTTATGGCACAAAAATTATAGAAAACAGTCAAGGCATCATTGATGCTTACAAAGCAATTGATAACAATTTAAATATAGGAATTGACGCAAACTATAAAGCCTTGCGCGATGCAAATGGTGGTCAGTTTCCTGTTGATGCGCCTCAGTTGCTTAAAAATGTACAAACAAAACTTAAAAAAGAATTGTTGACTAATGAAGCGCCAGCGGGTCAATTTAAAGAACTTCAGCGTTTGGCTGATACCAATATTATGACATTGGAAGACTATTTGTCTTTAAGGCGAAATCTAGGCGATATTGCAAGGACTAACACTGATGGAAGTACTCGTAGAGCTGCTGGTTTAATGATTGAAGAAATGGAAAAGTTGCCTTTACAAAAAGCAGCAGCAGCGGTTATACCTTTAGCTAACAAAGCTAGGGCATCTGCTAAAGAACGCTTTGATATGATAAAAAAAGACCCTGCCATGAAAGCAGCAGTTGACGATACTATACCAGCAGACAAATATTTGCAAAAGTTTGTTGTCAATGGCGTAAACAAAAACATTGCTACGATGGTCAACCATCTTGGCAAAGACTCGGTAGCGCATCAGCACATGGCATCAGGCACCATCAATTTTTTAAAAGACAAAGCAGGAATTGTGGGTGAAAACGGAAATTTCACACAAGCTGGATACAACCGAGCATTAAAAAATCTTGATGACGTAAAAAATCTGGAACAAATTTTTACACCAGAAATAGCGTCAGAATTAAAAACTTTAGGCAACGTAGCTAGGTACACGCAAGAGCAACCTAGAGGCGCTTTTGTCAACAACTCCAATACACTGGTTGGTGCATTGGCAGAAAAGGCTAAACAAGGTATTGGCGTTGCCGCTGAAGGTGGTTTGAATATGGCTGTACCATTTTTGCAGCTTGGCACTACCTTAATGGAAAGCAGAGCAAGACGAGCAAACGCAGCAGAAGTTCAAAAAACCTTAGAACTAGGCGCAGGAGCAAAAAACAAATGAGCATCGAAACACAATTCAGCAGCCATGAGGCAGTCTGCGCTGAACGCTACGACCAGATCAACGCACGGCTAAAAAGGATTGAGGGCATCCTCATCAAGACCGCGGGGGTGCTTATCTTCAGTATGTCCGCAATCGTCTATGCCAGCCTGACGCTGCATCGGTAAAAATGATTGACCTTACCAAAGCCATAGGAGCAGTTGCAGCCAGCATTGCAGCTATTGGCGGCGGTTACACCTTGGCAGACAAGTTTGGTTGGTTTGACCGGGCTATTTTGGAGTGGTCACCAGAGCATTTTAAGATCACAGCAGCCGCTGGACAGCCTATCAACGTCACAGTTGCCCGAATCAAAAAGCGGGACGACTGCTCTGTTGAAAGTTTCACGCCAAGCATCAGGGATGCGGCTGGTATGGTGCATGAGGCAACGACAACGGCAAGTAAATTTAGCGGCCCAGCAGGGCCACAGATTGACACGTTCACCTACCAACTCACGATGGTCAAAAAAGAAAAAATTGCACCCGGCACAGCCACATTGTTGGCAACGATCAAATACAAATGCCCCGAGGGAGAACGTGTTGTTCAGTATCCCCGTCATGCAAACTTGTCATTTTTATTGGAGAAATAATGGATTGGCTTAAACAAATTGCACCTACGATTGCAACGGCAATGGGTGGCCCCCTGGCTGGCATGGCGGTATCGGCTATCAGCAAAGCCATTGGCGTTGACCCCGAAAAAGTTGGCGACCTAATCAGCAGCAACAAATTAAGCGCAGAGCAGATTGCCCAGGTCAAACTAGCCGAGATTGAACTGCAAAAACAGGCGCAAGAACTTGGCCTTAATTTTGAAAAGCTGGAAGTTGAAGACCGCAAAAGCGCTCGGGATATGCAGTCAGTCACTAGGTCAGTGATGCCGCCAATACTGGCTGCTGCTGTAACCATTGGATTTTTTACCATCATGATTATGATGTTTTTCAACAAAATTGACTCTAGTAACCCGGCTATTTTGATGATGCTGGGCAGTTTAGGCACAGCCTGGACGGGCATCATTGCCTACTACTTTGGCTCCAGTGCTGGTTCGCAAGCCAAGACAGATTTGTTAAGTAAAAAATGACCCCGCATTTTACACTTGCCGAGTTGACGCACACCGACCACCGCAGCCTGGACAACACGCCTAATGCTGCTGAACTGGCAAACCTGCAAAAACTGGCAGAATTTCTTGAAGTGGTAAAAACAACTCTAGGCGGCAAGGCTGTGATGATCAGTTCAGCGTATCGCAGTAAGGCCGTGAATGACGCAGTGGGCAGTCGAGATACCTCAAGCCACAGGCTAGGGTTGGCTGCTGATTTCAAGGTGCCTGGCGTTGTTCCAGACGCTGTGGTGAGGACAATCATTACAGCCAAGCTGCCGTTTGATCAGATCATCAGAGAATTCTCAGACCCAATAAAAGGCGGTGGCTGGACGCACATCAGCATTTCTGACAAGCCACGGCGTCAGGCGCTCATCATCGACAAGCTAGGCACTCAACCCTTTGTTTAGCGCACAGGATAGGGGCAATCATCTGGCACAAAGGCCAAACAGTGGACGGCTGTGTACTTGCCTGTTGTCTTGACCCAGCGGTCGATATAGGTGTCAGGCATCAAGGCCAATGAACGACTGACGCCTGTCGGTGTAACCTTCAGCGCAAGCGCAAGTTCCAGGGCAGTCATGCCGTCTGGTGCTTGGGCTAAAACATCTCTAATCTTGTCTGAAATTACCACGGCGCGTCCTCATAATTCTCGGGGTTGAACGGGATAGGTTTGCTTGGCAAAGCCGGGGGCAATTCGGTGGGAAAGGGCCAGTTATCCATTGTTGCGCTCCGCAGCGGCGTAGAGGGGCAATCGCTCAACGTCAACACTAGTTGGCGCAAAAATTCTTGTTGGCTTTGCCCAATAAAAACCATTGCGCGGGTGGTAATACGCTACAGGCTCCTGCTCTGGCTGTGCCAAGGCTTTGCGTAGGGCGGCAGCAGCATCAGCAAACATCGGTGCGGACAGTACATTGGCAGCATCAATCAACGCCTCCAGCGCCTGCTGCGCGGCTTGTCTCAGGTCAGTCATCACGCATCCTTCCATTTCCAGCCCAGCAGTTTTTCAGTAAACCAAATATGCAATTTGTTGGGCTTATGGTTTATATAAAACCTCACGCCGTTTGATCCCTGTGGATGCAGCATCCAATAGCCAACAGGCTTTGGCGGTTCAATAAATGTGTATGTGCCCTGCGCGGCTTCGTTCATTTGTTCCCCCTTGCTCTGATAGCGTAAGCACAAGCATCTGCAACATTTTCTGCGCTTACTTCATGTGCCTTTTGATATTTCCGCGCAATGTCTTCCACCGCCGTTTCGCAAGCCTCACGCTCATGCTTGGCGACAAGGGCGGCAAAGCGTTGCAGGTTTTCATCGATAAGTCCGTAAGTACTTAATATGCAGTTGGGTTGGTACTGCTGAGCATGGGTGTCGATCAGAAACCCTGCTTTATGCGCCAGCTTGATAATGTCATCTTTGGTCATGTGTTCCCCCTTGCTCTAATGGCGGCGGCGTATTGCTCATCGCCGTACTCGCCTTGTGCCTCGCACAGTTTTGCACAAGCCTCACGTTCGGCAGCAGCGACAAGAGTGGCAAAGGCTTCAAGGTAGTGCAGAAATTTATCCCTGTCGCGGCCCATGCCGTACCACGACAGACCAGAGGCGTCTGCTATGAGGATGATTTCATCTTTAGTCATAATTGCGCTCCTTCAACCGGGCGGCGGCCCACCTCGCTCCAGAAAGAAAACTTCTGTTGCCAACATATTCTTCGGGCATGTCTTCCCAATTTAGCCCCACCCACAGCTTCTTGTAAACCTGCGTGTCGTCGTCCTCATCCTGCAATGCTCGGCGCTTGGCCTCTGCTTCAATCCTCTTAAATTCGTCTTCTTCGCTGTTCATAGCATCCCCCAGATAAAGCCAGTTACGCCAGCAAGAAAAGTAATTGTTATCAACACTAGAAAAATTATAGTTACCAAATGCATAATTTCATCAATCATGTTGTAGTCGTCATCGTCATTCATAATGTCACCCTTTTGGTTTTGAATCCCCTGTGCGTGTAGCACTGCACTGATCCATCATCTAGTAGTTTCCACCCAGCGTTCTCACCACACAGTGTTTGTATTGCTTTCTCAAGTGTCTCTCGATCTATTTGCTCTGCTTTGTTTGCACGATAGGTAGCAGCAGCATCTTGTGCTGCTTCTATTTCAGAGGGCC